TTCTGATGCCCAGACCACAGTTTATAAAAAGTAGAATAATGACCGTTCATCGCTTTTGCTGCTTCTTTGTTAGAATAATAACAAATACCCGTTTCAATGCATTTTACTGGTTGAAGTCGAGGATTTCTATCACCAGACATAAAAGAGTATCTGGCTTGTTTTACCGCTGGGTTCTGATTTTGTTTTTTTATCATCTCTCCCCATTGTTTACGATATTCTTCTGACGCATTATCCCAACGTCTTTTTTGTCCTTTGGATAATACGTCATGGTCAAAACAAGGCGGATTTTTTCTTCTGCCCTCACTAATGTGTTTCCTAGATTCTGCATTATGATGACACATCTCTCCACCATCAGTGAGGTTATATCCAAAATCTTTTTCATTACTATGATATTGAACTATAAGCTCTTTTTCTTTCTGTTGAGCAACTATGTCATCTGGCTGTATGCCTACGTATCTGAACGCTTTGCGCCATTGTTTGTAATTTATTTCGCTATACGTAGATTCATATCCGTCCTGGTCTCCCTCTTGACCGTCGATGGAGTATGTTTCTGATCTTCGGAAGCCAGCTTGATATAGATACCCGTCAACAGATATTACCATCTCAGTATGGTCGTTATTCCAAAGAACGTCGCCCTCTTGTAAATTTTTGTCAATTGGTATTTCTACAAATCCGTTTCGGGTAAGTATTTCTTCTTCGTTGCCTGTCCACATAGTTCTGTTATCGTCTAGTATCACTTTTACAGAAATATAGCAGTCGTCTATTGCCGACGAGCAATCTCTGTCTCCGTAAGATATTTCTACTTGTCCGAAGTTATCTATATACAAAGTCTCAGTACTCTCGTTGCCCTGACGAGAGTACTGAGAGTATCCGTGTGACGGGTCTTCCACAAGATGATACATAACTTGTGCAGCCGCTTGATTGTACGTTAGCATAGAACTTACATCCTGACGCATTAAAGTAATTTATCATCAAGAATGTAAGATTTTATTCGTTTATATATGGATAGTGTTCGTCTCGGTATGGGTCTTTGAGATATGATTTAGGGTTAACAACTCGAACGTTGTCCTCTGTAACATACGCACCCCACTGTTTTTCATTGGGATTATCATTTTTCACGTTACTCGGACTATTCATAACATAGTACGGTTCGGTGTTATATTCATCATTGTTGTCTTGGGGACCATATCCCAGAGAAAATATCGGATCTTTAGGTGCAATTACCGTGCCAATCAGACCCTTAACAATTTGTTCGTTGTTACAGAGCTGAAGAGAATAGATAGCCCTATAGCCTGGGTTAATAGTTTTTGACGTAGCTTTCTCGTGCTCTGAGTTTCTATACCAAACTTTCTGACGATTGTCGTTTGTAGCAACTTGAAGTTTAGCCCCAACTTCTTGTGCGTCTGTAACAGTTGACTGAACAGCTTCTCCGTCGTATTTCTTAGAGTCAGAAAGATCGTATACGCGTTGCATACGAGCGTAATCGTCTCGGGTATAATGACCGACGTGTGTTGGACCAATAGATTCGTACATTTCTCGAGTATTTGTGAGACGCGCGTCTACAGAAATCTGTGTTCTTGCGTCAAAACGCACACCTGCGTGCTGAAATAGATACATTCCCAAAGGTCTAACGTATTCGATACACGCGTCAATCGGCTTCTTTGTCGAGAAATAAACGACGTCAATATATCCAAGAGCCGTATGTGGAGTAACATATACGGAGTTTGAAGGAACGGTTGTATCTTCTAGTCGGTCTCCCAGTATTGTCTTGCCCTTGACTACTTTACCATTAGCGTCTTCGTACCCAACTTCGTAGTTTATTAAGTTGAATTCGGCAAGATTTAGTTCGGCTGCAAACGTTACGCCAGAGCGACTCCCTTTATATCGCATCATCTTTGCGAAATATAACAATACGAGACGGTTGAAGGCCGCAGGCAGACGGTCGTCATACTTCCACCCTACAGTGTCTCCTAACATCCAAAGGAGCTCTTTCTTACACTTCAACGGATCATATAAGTCATATATGTGTTCTGTGTCGTACTTATGTTTTGTCAAGCACGTAATGAGCCATTTTAAGAAGAATCGGAAGTCCCAAGACTCTTCTTTATAAACTTCGGGTACCGATATGTCTTCTAGACGCATAATTATTCGCTTTCAGAGTTAATGCTTTTTGCTTGGAATTGAATTACGGGAGCTAAACCTGTAAGATCTTTTTCATACCTGTCTAAGTCTATACACTCGATCTTAGCTCGAGACTTTAGATCGTTGAGATATTCGTTCATGTCTATTAGTTGTTTTTCTAGAATCGATATCGGGCAGGTGGGTTCAAAGTCAAGAGACTTGTTATTTGCACCTACATAGATGACAGCTAACTTTTCGAAGCGGATTAATGTCTGAAAGTACTCTGCAGCAAAACGGTCTTTATAACTGTCAGAGGTCATTAGCTTTATTGTTTTGCTAAGTTCCATTGCTAATCCTCTTCGTCGATTATGTAGTCAGGGTCAACGCGAATTGTAATAGTTTTGTCGTTAGCTATGTCGTTGTAATGCGCAAAAGAAATAGGGTTGAAGTACTCTATGTCGCAATGGTACCATTCGATGCCATATGACTTTGCGGAACCTGGATCGAAGTGACGAATGCGGGTGTCACAGCCCTCGATACTGTCTACGACGTCCATCAATGTCGGCTTCTGGCCTATTTCGAAGTTAGATGGCGCAAATTTTAAACGAAGAGCCTCTTTGGCTTCTTCTACAAGCGTCTTAGCTATGTCTTCGGTTATAGGCTTCCTCGGTGTTATTGTGCCGACAACGTAGAAGTTAAATATACGTAGATATCCGAATTGAACTTCTACTGACATAGCTTTTAGCGGCTTATAATCTTTAACAACTTTGTCAATAAATTGTGCGGGCGGCTTGTATCGAACAAACATTGTGTTAGTCTTTATCTGTACGGGAGACGTTTGGCCGTTTCCGAACGCAGAAGATTTGAAGTCGTTGTGAATAGCAAAACACATTGCCGTATACGTTTGGAAATTAGCCGCAAATACGAACTTGTTTGGATCTGTAGGGTCGAAGTCAAGGTCTAATACTTCTTGCCAGTCGAATATTGGCTTGCCTTCGGGGAAGTCTTGATTCGTAATATACATTTTCTGTTTTTGGCTATCGGTTAAATGTTTGTTGTTATAAATAGCCATGTTTATTTCTAATGCCTTTTGACAGTCGATAACTACTCCGTTGTCGACTCCGGCTTCTCGCTTCAAGAAACGCGTATAGTCTGGCAGAGTTACGAGGCTATCCCACGTATTGATATAGTTGCGAGAGTTCTCGTAAGCTTCTTTTGCAGTCTCGGGGCTTTTTCCGGTAACTGTATATGTATGCGGGAGTTCTACCGTATTCGAGAGATTAGAATACCCGATGTTTCCCGAAGCCGAATCGACTGATGGGTTAGCGTCTGACTTTGCGAATAGCAAATTAGAGAGTACGTTCTCGCCGACGCATCCGATGATTCCCGAACAGTCAATCCAATATATCACAAACCAGTTATTGTTATAGTTTTCAAGCTGATTCAGATAATTAGACACTTGTATCTGAGCGTTAGAATAGCTGTCAAACGTTACCGCGAACCTAGGCTCGGGGTCGATGAAGTCAACTGCCGAATCAACTTGTTTCCACTGAGTCTCTACGTAATTGTCGTCTGTCTGATTAGCTTTGACTTTAAGCCAAATAGCTGTCGTGTCTACGTGCTGTGACGGCAAAGAAATAATGTAATTATTCTTCTTTACGTCTTCGACAGAGATTGAATACGAGCGAAGCTCCCCCTCAATAGCAACTCGCGTTGCAGAGTCTCCTGGCTTGAGTTTCACTTTGTCAGTGTCAACAAATACGTCAAGATCTGACGTAAGAACAGATCTCGTGCTTCGAGACGTCATGTCACCGTAAGACGACGTACCCGGCAAAATGTTGTATGTTATTACGCGGCTTTTGTTAGTAATGTCTGTATATGCATTCATAGTACAGAAGTTAGATCCGTTAAACCCAAAGTCTAAGATCATGTCTTGATCAGTGTTATTTGTGAATGTAACTTCTGTTCGTGCAGCGGTATAGAAGCCTAGATCATAACCGATAAGGTTAAACAGTCGTTCTGCATTCTTCCTCTGAGATACAGTGGGTGCATACATTTCGTTTGCAGATATGTCTAAGTTAGTTCCCAGCATATCAGCTACAGCTGCAACCCACTCGCCTAACACTGCCCCTGGATCTGCATCGGCCTCGGGCTTCCAGAGATCTGTCAATTTTGGGACTATGTCAAAGAACTCTTTTTTAAGCGATTCGTAGTCACGACTTGTATACGAAACTAAGCCATTTTTGTAAT